AGCCGCGTTTGATTTCGTAGTTGCGTTTTGCAGTTGTCATCGTTCGTGTCCTTGTTTGCGTTTGCGTTCGTCACTTCCACTGAGAGCAGTCTATACCGATATCGGAATAGAATCAACGCCTTGTGCAATCTATTCCGAAAGAATTCTGAAAGTATTTCAAAAGGGCTAACAACATTGGGGAAAACATGACAGAACTCCTGAGCGATCCAAAACATATACGCGGCGATCTGCGGCAAATCGAACGGACCCTGCGACGTGGATTCGATATTCCTGACGTACTCTTCCGGAGGACTGCGCATATCGTCGGCAAGTTGCTAAACGATGACAAGCCGGCACGCGAGCAACTGGCCGCCGCTCGTGTGGTGATCGCGTTGGCCGAATACAATCGATCACTACAACCGGTGCTGGCACAAGTTGAACACCATCACACGCATGACATCGGACCAGTAACGGAATCCAACATTGAAGCCCAGCGAGCGAAGCGATCTGCCCGACTTACTTGCCGCGTGTGATACGGTCGAGGACTTCGCAGAGTATGACAGGATTGAAGCGGAGATTGAGGCACGTGAAGTATCACGCGACAAGTGGACGGCGGCGACACTCGGGGAAGTTGCAGAGTTCTTCGGGATGGCGTTGCAGACGGTCAAGCAGTGGCGAATGGAAACGCCACCAATGCCAGGTGCAGAGGGAAAATATCCACTACAACAGATCACACAATGGCGATTTAACAAGGTAATGCAGAGCGACCTAGCGGCAGCGAAACGACAGCAAGACTTTGAACTCGGCAAGATTCAAGTCGAGACAAAGCAGATCGAATTGGATCGCGAGAAGGCGTTAATTTTGGACAGGCAAGAAGTGGAGTTGTGGGCGGCTACAGCCTTGATTGAACTTCGCGAAGGAATCATGCAACTGCCGGAGATGTTGGCGGCAAGTGCTCCGCAGGATTTGAAAGACTTTACACGCGATGAATCGGATCGGCACTGCCGGGATCTATTGTTGAGCACGGCGAGACGTTTGGAACTAAGTGAGATCGGAAAGGTAAGGGCTGAAGAATAATCAAACTCAATGCCACAAAGTTCTTGCGACCATGCGAGCGAATCGCCTCCCGCGAGTGGCTCCCATACTTCGTGACGATGCCCAAAGGCACGGAGACGGGCGGTCTTCCATTCTCGTTGTCGTCATTCCCGCACGTCGATGCTGTGCTTGAGGCGTTTGATAATCCTCGCATTCGTCGAATCAGCCTGCAATGGGGTTCCCGTCTTGGCAAGACGACGACGTGCTTAAGTCTCATGGCAAAAGTTGCTGGCACGAATCCCCGTAACATGATGTTCGCAGGCCCAACGAAGGAGGCCGCCGCTCGTGTGATTGGGTCGAGACTCTACCCGATTCTGTCATCGACGGAAGGCGTCAAAAATCAGTTACCACCGGAAGCCAGACGGAGCAAGTTACACGTTAAGCTAGAGTCATGTCAGATATTTATTGGGTGGTCAGGATCGGAGACTTCACTTGCCGATGTTGGGGCGTTTTATGGTCAAGCATCTGAAATCGATAAATGGAATCAGTCGTCAAGCGATGAGGCTGACGCATTGAAGTTATTTATCAACCGATTCAAAGGCTTTCCCGATCACAAAATCATCTTTGAATCGACGCCTACAATCAAAGGCCGGTCGCGAATTGAAAAGATGATGCTTGAAAGCAATCAGCACCGTCGATACGTGCCATGTCCGCACTGCGGCGAGTATCAAATACTTGTCAAAGGTGACGCGAATTCCCCCGGTGGCTTCCGTTGGGAGCGTGATTCGAACGGCAACTCAGACGCTGAGACGGCTTTTCTGTCGGCGTATTACGAGTGCAAGCACTGCGAAGGACACATTGAAAACCATCACCGCACGATCATGCTTCGTCGTGGCGTTTGGGTGCCGCAAGGCTGCACGATTGACACTGCCGGACAGATCCAAGGAGCAGCACTCAAGGCGGGATCTGACAGCGTTGGCTTTGGGCCGCTTGCCTCGTGGTACGCGCTCACTGAGACTTGGGGCAACTTCGCGCGGGTCTGGATCCAGGCACAGAAGCGGCCACGCGATTTGCAGGACGTGGTGAACTCCTACATGGGCGAAACATGGGAGACTCGAAAGACAAAATCGACTCCCGAACGGGTCGGCGAACGCCTGAAAACGTCCGTTGCGAGGTCAATTCTACCCGCATGGACGCGACTTTTAACCGTCACAATCGACCAACAAGCGGCTGACGGCGGCTATCGCGTGTGGGTTATCATGGCACACGGGCTTGACGGTCGCTCGCATCTGGTCGATTACGGCTACAAAACAAGGCTGGAAGACATCTGGGAAGCAGTTATTCGCAACCCGTGGCAGCATCTCGACGGCGGAAATCCAATGCTCCCGCACGCGGCGGCTGTTGACTCAGGCTGGGACACGAAGAAGACATACGACTTCTGCAATTCACACTCGGGCATGATGGCTATCAAGGGCAGTTCGACGACGATCGGCGGCTTGCCGTACAAACTCGGCACGGTGGCCGATGGCGACAACGTCGGTCAGGAACTGTTGCAGGTTAACACGGATTTCTGGGAGACGGATCTACAGGCACGGCTTGACGAACGCAATCCCGACGATCCTGAGTCGCTGGCACTGTGTCAAGGAGCGGAACATGACATCGACTTACTTGTGCAACTGTGCAACGGCACGCTTGCCGACAAAATCGACAACCGAGGCAACGCGAAATTGTTATGGATCAAGAAGGATGAAAACGAAGCGAACGACTTGAGAGACGCCGTACGGTATGGGCTTGCGTTGGCTTGTGCATACGTCACGGAAAACGGCGGCTATCCGCCAAGATCAGGCACCTACACGCAAGGAAAATCGATTGTCAACAGTGGTCAAAGTCGTCCCGATGGGAGAGCGTGGGATGAGTAAGCAAAGAGCACGACAGCCGGACATCACGACAAGCCAGACGCCATTAGCGAAGCCGGTGATTTTTCCGTCAGTGGTTGAAGTATCGCCTGTGATTGCAATCACTCCAGCAGGGCGAATCGTAGAAGAGTATCGGCACTGCCCTGTCTGCTGGCATGGTAGCGGCGGGTATGGTGTTGCATACTCAACGCAAGGCCGAACTCGTTACTACAAATGCTGCAAGACAACGAAGTCAGATACAGGGCCGTGCGGTCACACATGGACGGCGACCGTGACGCTTGAGACGATCAAAATTGAGCACAGGATTGTGACTCTTGATGGGGAGCGGTGAGTAATCTGGTAACACTGGTAATGCAATCGTATATTGTCACGCAGAAACTTAGTGCATGACAACTGCCAGCGACATTCTCGACGCAACGAACGCAGCCATTCTTAAGGCTTTAACGAGCCAAGAATATCAAGGGCCGGGCGGGCGTCGGCAGCGGATGGCTGATCTAAAAGAACTGCGGGCAACTCGTCAGGAAATGATCAGCGAAATCAATGCCGCATCCAGTGGCGGCGGTTCAATGTGTGGGCTTCTCCAATTGGGAGACGCTACGCTATTATGAATACACTTGACCGCATTATCGGGTGGCTTTCACCATCGAGAGCACTAGAGCGAATCGAGGCCCGTGCGTCATTGCAGGCTGTCAACAAACTGCTCGGCACAGGCAAGGGTGCATATTCAGCGGCCAATCAAACTCGGTTGAACTGGATGAAAAATCCAGTCATAAAAGAAAACGAAATTCCGTCGAATCGGCTGGAGTTTCTTCGCGCTCAATCATGGGATTTGTACCGCGACAATCCAAGCTGTCGAAAGATCGTCCGAAGCCTCGAAGCAAAGGTGATCGGGAAAGGAATGTCGCCAGAATCATTGGCTGCAAATATTGACGGGACACCGCACGTTGAATTTAGGGCACGAGCCAAACAACTTTGGGACTCACTACAGTCTGGATTTGATTCGCGTGGAATGCCAGGCAAAGGCGGTCTGACAATGTCAGGTCAGCAGAAGCTGGCGTTGCGGTCTTGCATCCTGTCAGGCGATACGCTTTATCGAATCAAAGCAATCAGCCTGCGCGAACAACTGAAACGTGACATACCGATTTCGAACACACTGCAACTCGTGGATTCGTGCAGGCTTGCTGATGCGTCTGAGGTTCCCGGTCACACGCTGGCAAACGGAAACATAATTTTTAGAGGCATTGAACTCAACGCAAATCTTGAAAGAGTGGCGTACTGGCTGAAGTCGTTAGGAATATCGCAGTCATCACTTTCACCGACGACTGTGACACGTGTTACAACCGAATCGGTCGGGCATTTATATCTTGAGGAAGACATCGATCAGCTTCGTGGCGTGCCATGGTTTGCGGCAGCGATTCTGCGAGCAAGACGCACCGAGGATTTAGAATACAACGTCTTGACGGCGAGCGCAATGGCAGCCTGTGTAGTCGCGACTTACAGCAAGCCAACGGGATCAACTCGGCTGGGATTGAATCAGGGATCAGAAGCATCAAGCACATCGGCAGACGGCACTGATTTAACGGATGCAGACGGCAACGCAATCACAAAGATTCAGCCGGGAATGGTCGTCAATAAAGGCAAAGACGGTTCGTTTGATCTGCAATCACCGAACCAGCCAAACATGAATCCAGAGGCATTCGTTCAACACCTACAACGCGGGACGGCAACCGCACTGCCTGGCATCAAAGCGAGCACGATTACGGGCGACTATCGCAACAGTTCATTCAGTTCAGAACGATCTGCCGACAACGACACATGGCCGGAATTGCACGACGTTCAAGAGTGGTTTGCGTCGTCTTACTGTCAACCGATATGGGAAACGATTCTTCGAGCAGCAATGCTAGAGGGCTATTTCGATGGCATCGTGTCGAGTGAGGAATTTCAAGCATCACCGGGACGGTTTTCATCAGCAAGATGGCAAGGGCCGGTTGCATTATCGATCAATCCAAAAGACGACGCAGCCGCAGCATCGGCAAGAATCAGCGGAGGACTTTCTTCACTTCAAATGGAGTGTGCAAAAGTCAACGTTAACTGGAGAAACGTCCTGAATGACGCGGCGGAACTTTACGCTGTCGCAAAAGAAAAAGGCATCCCGCCGGAAGTAATCAACAACATCATGGGCGTAGACACGGCAGATCAAATAGCAGTCGCGCAGGCCACTTCGGATGCAGTCAGTCAACCAACAATGGACACCGCAAATGCGACGTAGAAAACGCGAACAATCAGAGCGTGAATCGACAGTAGCCGAATTAGATTATCGCATTCTATCTGTGCGTGCTGATTCAATCAGCGTAGAAGGCCGGACTGTCGAGACAACGATTTCAACCGAGACGCCAGTTCTGATGCCAGACTGGGAACGTATGGAAATGATTCCGGAAGTTCTGCTGACAAGCGGAGTGGAGTTTCCATCGAATCGACAGGTGCCGTTTCTTGACTCACATAATCGCAATGCAAACAGCGATCAGTTTGGTTCCGTACGCTCGATTCGAGTCGATGGAAATCAGGTTGCTGGGATGTTGCATTTCAGTAAAAAGCAAGCGGCCACGGATGCGTTCAACGATGTTGTCGATGGACACGCCACGGACGTATCAGCAGGCTATAAGGTAATCACACGTGAGTTTGTAAAGCACGGTGAAAGCAAAGTGATATCAGGCCGATCATTCGATGGGCCTGTAAATGTTGTGACGAAGTGGCGGCTACGCGAAGTCTCGTTGACTCCGATCGGTGCCGATGATCAGGCGAAGCTGCGGGGACTTGATCCAGCAGCAGTTTTATTCAAGTCCCCAAGTGAAAAGAAAGAAAAATTTAAGATGACTGAAGCATTGCGAAAGATGTGTGTTGCCAAAGGTATGACAGCCACACTTACTGACGAAGAAGCGTTGCGGTGGATGAACGACAATGCCGATAAATTCGGCACGCAAGTTGAAGACAAAAAAGAGGAACGCAAAGAAGAAAAGCGTTCGGACTTGCCGACAGCCGAAGCAATGGCCGACATGATTGCCAAAGCAACTCGCAAGATCATTGATGACGAAAAAGCTGCACGGGCAGCGTTTGAAAAGAGCGTTGATGAACTTTGCGATTTGGCAGGACTGACGAGCGAATCGGCACACTGTCGAACACTGGCAGACGTTCCAGCGGTACGTGCGCACTTGAAAGCAAAACAGCTTGAAGAGCAGGCTACGATTCCTTACGGTGCATCGGTTCGACACGTTTCTTCAGGCTCGGAACGACTTGAAGTTGATCTGCGATCAGCACTCACTTTGACAGCTTGCCGATCAGCGTTGAATGGCGACGAAGCTAAGCTCGAAAAGTATTATCCAGCAGCACAACGAAGTAAAGCGGCTGACACGTTTCGCCACGCAACGCTGTTTGACATGGCGACGGAATACGTTCGATCACGCGGCGTTCAGACGCTCGGTCTGACACGCGATCAGATTGCAATCTGTGCGATGTTTGGTCCTGAGAAGGCTGGCATCCGTGCGGCTCCCGGCGGAGCGTCCTATCATGGCACAACCTCGTTCAGCAACCTGACATTAGACGCCGTCAATAAGTCGATGATGATTGGCTTTACTGAAGTTCCTCAGACTTGGCGTGGGCCAATGAAACAAGGCCAGTCAGCGACCGACTTCAAAAACATTCATCGCATGCAGCTCGGTGCAATTCCGAATCTGCCAGTGTGGAATGATGCTGTTCGTCCAGAAATGGCAAGCATGGCAGACGGCAAAGCGACGTATGCCGTTGAGTGTCGATCCATCGGGATTGACTTTGGGTATAAGTTGATCGTGAATGACGACATGTCGGCATTAACATCAACACCGCAAAAACTGGGCGATGCTGCCGCACGAACCGTGAACACTGTAGCGTGGTCACAAGTCACAAGTAACCCAACAATGCGGGACGCTCAAGCGTTGTTTCTGGAAACTCCTACGGGGTTGCGATTCCGCAAGAACCTAACGACCGGAGCAGCAAGCCCAACGACAGCCACCATCGGAGCGATGAAGGCTCTGATGCGTTTGATGCGTGGCGAGAACACGCCAGAGGGAACAGAATCGGCAGACATTCTTAATATCACTCCATCGTATTTGGTTGTTCCCGCTGCACTGGAAACGACGGCAGAAGTATTGATCAATTCAATGTTTGATCCAGCATCTACCGGGGCCGCCACATACAACGCCACACGATCACTTCAATTAGTCGTTGAGCCACTGCTAGACGCTGCCTCATCGACTGCGTTCTACGCCTTCGCAAATCCGACGCGGGTAGAAACCATTGAAGTTACTTTCTTGGCTGGTCAGGAAACTCCACAGGTCCGTGAAGTTCGTGACGAACATACGCTCGCAAGCACTTACTACGTGTTGCAATCGTTGGCCGCTAAGGCACTTGATCACCGAGGTATTCAGAAACACAACGGAGTGTGATTCTAGTCGGTAAAACGCAGCCAACAGCCAGTCCTTCCGAGGGCTGGCTTGCGGCAGTGATAGTTTCTGTTTCGGGAATGTTTCCCGCGAATAGCCTAGTCCCAGAATAGGGGCAAACAAACCGAAAGGAAGATAATAATGATCAGCCGTGGTACCCGAGAATA